GCAACCATAAAAAAGAGCCGCTGCACAGAGAATGTGCGGCGGCTTTTTTCTCTCCTCACTCCTGCAATTTGTGCAATTGTGACAAGTTTTCGTGAAAAAGTTTCACCTTCACGGTGGAGAAACGCGAAAGGAGGACGGGACGGAAAAGAGCTTTTATACAGAATAATTTTTTATCGGAAATACGGCTGAATAGTTAAAATAAACTCGAAAGAAATCGACACGGTTTCTTCCGGGTTTATTTTTTTGCGCATTTTTAGGAAACGAGGGGGCTGAGAGAACTTTGGGCGGCAGACATTTGACGATTGAGGATCGTCGGGAGCTGGAAAAATATTACCTCGACAGGATCAGCGTGGAGAGCATCGCGGAAACTCTGAGGGTTCACCGCTCCACTATTTATAACGAGCTTCGCCGCGGGGACACCGGGCGGGTGGACAAAAACGGGAACTGTGAGTACAGCGCAGAGCTGGCACAGAAAAGAATCTGCGATGCCCGCCGCAGCATCCATCATAAGAAGCAGGAGGACACCGCAAATGCCGATGTTTAAGACCTGCACGGCCTGTAAGGAAACATTCATTGCAGAGTCACCGTTCATCAAACTGTGTCCGATCTGCAATGCAAAGAGCCAGACCACCCCGGCGGAACGTGCGCAACGCAAAACTCGCATTACCCCGGATCGGCTGATGCTGGATGTTCGACAGGCGGATGCAGCGGGTAAATCCTATGGCCGGTGGCGGTACGAAGAAACCGAACGCCGCCGAAAAGGGGAAGAAGAGGAACGTCGCAAGTTTGAGGAACGCCAGAAACGGCGTGAACAGATGAAAGCAGCAAAGGAGAACGAACATGGCGAAAGTGAAACTTGACTACATGAGCCTGAGCATGAGGGCAGAGGGAAGCGACGACATGGTGCGGGAGCTGTCCGGCAGATTCCTTGACATGGCGGACAAGTATGCCGCACCCGGATTTTACTTCCCGGCTCTTCCTCCCTCCGTTTTCGAGGACGGTTGCCGTGACCCGGAAGAACTGAACACGGGAGATATGAAGCCGCTGACCACGCCGAAAGAAGTTGCACCCGGCGCAGACTGGGACGTGGTGGCAATCTATGACGATGCGGGCATTCCGTCCATCATGCACCGATTCCGCCGCATGAGCAATAAAGAGTTGTTCGGTGGCAGCGACAAGCCGCACCCGGCGTTCATCATCGGCGGCGAGGTATACGACGAAATCTATATTTCCGTGTACCCCAATGTGATGATTAACGGAAAGCCGTACAGCCTGCCGTTTCAGAAACCGGCGGGAAACATCACGCTGGACGACTTCTCCAAAGCCTGTTTCAGCAAGGGCGAGGGCTGGCATCCAATGACGGCAGCAGAGTGGGGCTTCCTTGCAAACCTTAGTCTGAAACTGGGGACTCTGCCGCACGGGAACACCGACTACGGCGCATGGCATGGCGACCATAAGGAGCACGGCCAGAAAGCACCGAACAGCAATCGGACGCTCACCGGAACTGGCCCGGAAACGTGGACGCACGATCACACCAAAACCGGTGTCCACGATCTGTGCGGCAATATCTGGGAAGTGCTGGCCGGTCTGCGGATTAAAAACGGTGTGCTGATGGTGGCCGCGAATAACGATGCAGCACTCCCCGAAACCGACCTGACCCAGTGCGGCGACGACTGGAAGCTGCTGACGGACGATAAGGGCGCACCAGTGTATGTTTCCGCATCCGGCAGCAAGATCGTGTTTACCACTGACAACGATGAAGCGGGCGGCGTGGGCAGCTCTGAGTGGGGCAAGGTCAAGACGGAATGCAAGAGCGAAATGCTCAAAGAGTATGCGCTGTTCGCCGGGGAGGAAGAAGCCTACTGCTACATTGATGCAACTGAGGGCGAATACATTCCGATCCGCGGCGGCAGCTGGTACTATGGCGAGGGTGCAGGCGTGTTCTACTTGGCCCTCAGCTCTCCGCGCTCTAATTCGTGGACGAACTACGGGGGCCGTTCCGCTTTCTTCAAGAAGAAGCAGAAAGCTGAACGCTGAAAGGCTGATGGGCTGCGCGGTAGCGCAGCCAAAAGCCGGGAGAGAAAATGCTGATCTATTTTGTAGAGTGCTTTATCATGGGGTTTGCGTTGGGCCTATCGTGGGCTTCGTTCGCCACTCCGGTTTACCTGATCTGCTGTTTTGCAGGGTGGGTATTTGATTGGAAAATTCCAACGGCATTGTGGCTCGTTGCATTTGCTGTTCAGAACTGGGACAAAGCAAAGAGCTGGTTCAAATAAAAACGGTCTGGGCGTGCCGAAACACGCCTACCACATGACCGGGAACTTAGGGAGCGCACCGGTCAGCCGGTTTCCGCAAGACCGGCATCTTACCTGCTGGGGATGAAAAGAACACGGCAGGGCGACCCGCACGGGCAGGAGCGGAAGCATTGCACTGTACGACACCGCTCCTTTCTATGGCGCAGCCAGTGCAAGCGGGGAATTTACACCGCCCCGCCGCCCAGTGCCGACTCTGGGATGCGCCGCCACTTCCGAATATTCATCAAGCAAAGAAAGGACAAAGTTATGAACGACATGGAAAAGTGCTTTTACGAACCGGCTGAATTGTCGGTGGTGGACGAGGGAAAAGGATGCTCGCTGGTAAAGGCGAAAGGTAGTCCGTACAAGCTGGGCTTTCTGGTGGCGCAAGGTGCTGACGGCATTTTCAAAAGCCTTAACGACGCAGAAGCGGTAGATGCGATGGAGAGGGCAATCGTGGGAACCATTCGCATTATGGCGATGCGGCGCAAGGCGGAGTTCGGGAACCGCAACGGTGCGTTCGATATGAGCAGCGGTTTCAACGCTGTCCGGGACGAGGGTGTGCTGAAAGAAATTCTTAAAGGCATCTTCGGGAAGCAGTAAGAGCATGAAAGTACATATTAGAAGCCCCACCATAAAGGAAGTTCGCAAGAGCGAACAGTGTCGCCACACGTTCAGGATCACGGATGCGAAGTGTGCGCCGTGTGATGGGTACAACATGAACTGTGAGCATTACGAGAAAACCAACAAGGGTGCCGCTGATACAAAACATCTTTCGAGGTAAACAAGCCGCCCTGCGCCGCGTCAGCGGGGCGGCTTTTATATGTGGTGCGGGGTGGCTGGATGCGCGACCGGCTACCGAAAGCGGGGTCGAACCCCGTCCGCACCTGCTTTACTTGAAATCATGAAAGCCGGTCTGCACCGGCAGGCGCGAAGCGTCAAGCCATACCTGCATGACAACGACGGAGGTTGAAAGGTATGCCCGCTGCATGAGCGAAGAAATGCCTTGTCCGATCCACCCAAGCCAAAGGTGGTAGGTCTGGTTTGGTAGATCAGACCGCCCCGCCGCCCTGTCTTTCTTAGAGTTCAGCAGGGCGGCGGGTGTCTATTATGTGGATGCGCAATGGAGAAGAACGGCTTCCCTGTTACTCTGAGCCGAAAGGTCGGTTCGATTCCGACCGTCCGCACAAGATAGAATGGAGAATGTCAATGGAAATCGAATGTTTGACACCGGAATTTCCGCAAGGAGCAAGGGTATATAGTTCGGATGGTATTGCTCCAACTCTCCTGAACAGCGCGTCGGCCATGCGGTCGCAGTCGATTTTGATTCGGGGGGGGGGGGTAGCGTGAAAGTTCACAGCGAAAAATCAATGTGTCTGGCCGGGAATTTTGTCGATAGAAACACCAACCAAAACGGGAGCGGCGTAAAAGAAGATACGTCTTTTACGCTGAATACAGTAGACCGCCACGCAGTCGCTTATAGAGAGCTGCAATATGACAGTTACATAGAGGATGATGTGAGCGGAACGCTTAAAAAATCAGGTGGAGCGTTGGGAGGGGGTTCAGAAACGGTGGTTTGCGAAGAAAGAGAACAGCCGGACTGGATCGTCCGCCGATTGATTCCGCTGGAATGCAGTCGATTGCAAGGGTTCCCGGATGGATGGGCGGAAATTGAATCGCTGAAAAATCCGAAAGAGTTCAACTTCTGGCGGGAAGTCTATGCCAGAAGTTGCGAAATCAAAAAGACAAAACCAAAACAGACCATCCTTCGCGCGGACGGCGCAAAGAGCGATGAAGCGTTGATGCGGTGGCACGATGGGCTGCACAGTTTGGCGGCAGAATATGCGATGTGGGGAAATGGAATGGCGTTGCCGAATGCCATTTTCTTTGTCCAGAACGCATTCCGCGAGCTTGGAAAACCGCCGCATGAGGTGAAGCTGGGAAGCCTGTTTGACGGAAGCGGAACAATGCCGCTGTGCGCCGCCATGTGCGGCGGTCATCCGGTCTGGGCGAGTGAAGTAGAACCTTACCCGATTGCGGTGACAAGAACCCATCTGCCGCACATGAAGCATTTGGGCAGTGTAACGGAAATAAAAGGGTCGAAAATCGAACCGGTGGATATTATCACGTTCGGTTCACCCTGTCAGGACTTGAGCATTGCAGGGAAACGCGCCGGTTTGAAGGGAGAAAGGTCCGGCCTGTTCAGAGAAGCAATACGGATCATCCGGGAAATGCTGGCAGCAACTAACGGAAGATACCCACGCTTTGTGATCTGGGAAAACGTGCCGGGCGCACTTTCATCGAACGGAGGTGAAGATTTTGAAGTTGTCCTCAATGAACTGCTCTGTCTTAGAGAATTTACCGGAAGTGGAGCAGCTAAGTTTATTCGGCAGCACGGAAAGTGGAGGAACTTCGCAAATTACGGAGCTGTTGCCTATCGAATCGTCAACGCGCAATTTTGGGGAGTACCCCAGCGCAGGCGAAGAATATATGCTATCTGCGATACTTGTGAAGAATCCGCCGGAGTGGTCGTTTTTGAGCGAAAAGGCACTCAATGGAATTTTGACCCGTGCATCCCGCAGGGGGGGGGAAGTTGCAGGACTTACTGCTGACTGCTATTCATGGCATGATCGAATGGTGGCATCAAAACCCAGCGGGGGGGCAGCAGCATATACCATGAAAATCCGTGGAGGATGTGAGGGCGGCGGAAAGGGCGCACTTGTGCAAGAAGAACTTTCCGCAACGCTGGCAACTCATCAAGACCAAACGCTTTTTGAAAGCCACGGGTGCTTCCCAATAAACACAATGCTTGCGACGCGGTACAAAGCCCTTGGTCGAGGAACGGGACTTGGTATCGGCAACGATGGCGACCCGCAGTATACGATAACAAAAGGACATGAACACGCAGTAGCGTATAGCGTTGGCGATGCACCGGACACGGCCTTTGCAAATGCCGGGGATATGGTAGCAAGAACGCTGACCGCTCGTGCAGACGGAAGCCCGATGATTGACCGAGGCCCGAACATTGTAACACAGAAAGGAAAGTAGATGCAGAGGTACAAGGTGGTTGTCGTCTGTTGCACCGCCGACGAAACGGATGTACACACGATCCGCGTCAACGGCTGGGGCGAGAGCGAAGCAGAGTACAACGCCCGCTGCAAAATCCAAAAGTTCCACCGTCACGAGTATGAAAAGATTACTGTGACGAGGATAGAAAAAATCAAATAGGAGGTCGAGAATGTGCTGTATGGAAAAGCAATCGAGGTTTTGATAAAGGTTTCGGGAGCGAGATTCGCACCAGCACCAATGCCACCGAGAGAAGAAATCGAAGAAGCGATTCAGACCGTGGCAGGCATGGCAACGGTTCAGGCTTGCCCGAAGTATGCGCTTCACGCCGCGCTGTGGTGGCTGGCGGTCAAATCCAAAGAGGTGGAACGGTGACAAGAAGAGATAAAGCGATTCTAGCTCTGGTCTGTGCTGCTGAAATCATCAACTGTGCAAAGGCTGGTGTGCTGAAAAGCCGGATCACTGACCTTGAAACGCAGCGGGACATTTACGCAAGCCGGGCGCAACACTGGATCGACCGGGCAGTAGAGGACGAAGAGGTTATAGATTCTATGCAGCTTCGCCTTGATGCGTTGGCCGACGGAAAGGTTAAGCTGGAAGATGCAGGAGTGTTTTTCTGCACGGCCTATTGCACAGAGCAATACCCGCATATCTGCGGAGAGGGTCACGGAATCACAGCCAGCGGCCAGCCGATACAGGCGGGCGTAACCGTGGCGGCGGATCAGGCGATCTTTCCGTATGGCACGGTTTTGTACATTGAGGGCGTAGGAATCCGCATTGTGCAGGACAAGGGCGCGGGAGTGCAGGGAGCGCACATTGATGTTGCCGTTGACACCCATGAGAACGCGCTTGCGTGGAGCGGGTACGGTGAGCATCGGGTGTGGATTTTGAAAGGAGAATAAATTATGCCGAACTGGGTAGAGGGAAAATTGAAAGTCCGCGGGAAACCGGAAGATATTAAGCGGTGGGTGGAGGAATGCCTGCATTGCTACACTACGAACTGGCTGGGCGACGGCGCACACACGGAGCTTGTAAAGGGTGCTGTCCGATTTGAGCACGACCCCGACAGCGAAGAAATGTATCTGTATGTAGACAAGAGTGCTCATATCGAGGGGACGAGAAGAAACTTCATAGAAAAAGGCGAGTATGTGGACTTCTGCGAAGAGGGCAAGAAGTCGATCCTCGTTGTGAACATGAAAGCTGCATGGAATATCGAAGAGCAGCCCTATATTGAAATGTCCAAAAAGTACAACTTGGATTTTAGAGTGTATGGCTATGAAATGGGCATGGAGTTCAACAAGGAAATCGAGATCGTAGAGGGCGAGATCGCAACGTATCGGCTGATCCAATTTAAGGACTACAAGTGGGAATGCCCCGACCCGAAACTTGGAGGGTGAGCGGAATGACAAAAGAAGAAACTATTGCAGCAACAATGGAAAGAGCATATCGCGCGGGCGTGATCGGGCGAGCCGAAATGTTCAAGATCAAGATTATGCTCATTGTACACAACGCCTACAAGTTTCAGGGCTGTGCGCAGATTTACCGCAATTACTTGCCGCAGCACATCGCAATCCATGTTCGGAAACAGTACCTTGCTGAACTGAACAGAAAAAGAAAGGGTGGACGAAATGCGCAGGGCGATAGCCATTGATTTTGACGGGTGCATTTGTCAGAGCAAATACCCGGAGATCGGGGAACCAAACTGGCACGTTATCGAGGAAGCCAAGAAAGAACAGGAGGCGGGTGCTGGCCTGATCCTGTGGACTTGCAGGGCGGGCAAGGAACTGGACGCAGCTATTGCAGCCTGCAAAGAGTGGGGCCTGAACTTTGATACCGTGAATCAGAGCTTGCCGGAGTGGATCGAAGCGTGGGGCAGCGATTCCCGCAAAGTTGGCGCAGATGAATACTGGGACGACAAAGCGGTGATCGCGGACACGACCTGCATCCTGCGGAGTGCCACCTGCTACCAGAGGAAAAACAAATGAATTTGCCAGATAAAAAATACACCGCGATCTATGCTGATCCTCCGTGGTCATATCGCCAGTGTGGAACCGGCCCAAAGAGCCGGGGCAATGCCGCGCAGCATTATAACACCATGACGACGGATGATATATGCGCCCTGCCGGTTAAAAACCTTGCGGGGGGGGGTCGGTGTGCTTCATGTGGGCGACATTCCCACAGATAGCCGATGCCCTGCGCGTCATGGAAGCATGAGGTTTCGAGTATAAGACCTGTGCCTTTGTGTGGATCAAGAAGAACCGGAAGAGCAACACAAACTTTTTGGGCATGGGAGCGTATACACGAGCGAACGCCGAGATTTGTCTGCTGGGGGTAACGCCCGGATTCAAACCAGCGGCGCAGATCAAGAGCCATGCAGTACGTCAAGTTATAGAGTCCCCGGTAGAGGAACATAGCAAGAAGCCGGAAGAAACAAGGCGGCGGATTGTGGAGCTGCTGGGTGACGTGCCGAGGATAGAACTTTTTGCCCGCCAGCGGTCGCCCGGATGGGACGCATGGGGCAATGAAATAGGTGAACAAGATGAAAAGTGAAAAAGCAGTTATGCCGATGCGTAGCGTCAACGCAAACCCCGGAAAGTATGTCAGCATCATTACGAACTTTGGCTGTCATTACACCTGCCCGGAGTGCATCGTAAGAAACAATGGGCTGAAAATGAGCGAAACAGACGATTTCAGCACACAGGAACCGCTCAACAAGGTGCTCTGCAAGGAAAGGCCGGAGTGGGTTTCAGTGTCCGGTGGTGGCGATCCGCTGTTCCATTGGAAAGATCATTGGTCATTCTACGAGGGCCTTTTCTATACGGCAGAACGGCGAAACGTCAAGTTGGAAATGCACACGAGCTATCTCCCGGATAGCCCGGAAGTGCAAGACTTCCCGCTTAATTGGTTTGAACGAGTGGTGTACCACGTCCATAAATTCGACGATCTGCTCCACGTTAAAAGAAAGTTCGGTGAGATAGTCCGCGTGGTATTTGTCGTTGACGACAATATGACCGAACAGGATGTGCTTTTCATCGCAGGTTATGTGGCGGGCAGCAAAGAGATTGACGAACTTTCTTTCCGCCAGCGGGTAGATGAAAACTACAAGGAAACCTACCACCTCCACGATTTGCTGACGGAGTATCACAAGAAGCTCTGGTGGTACATTACCCAGTGCGATTATAACCTCTACTTCCATAATGGCAAGGTGTACACGAAGTACACTGATATTTTTACGGAGGGCAAAGAGTGACACAGTATTGCCGGTATTGTTCTCTGGCGGTTCTGAATGACGACGATTTGATTTACTGCGAAGCCAAAGACGAAATGCGAGAGGGCAAGCAGATAAGAAATCCGAACAAGTGCAAGCACTTTGAGTTCAACCCGGTGGACGTTCTGGACGAGAACAAAAAGTATAGACCGAGAAAACCGAAGAAGAAAAACATTGAGGGGCAGGTGAGCTTTTTATAAACAACTGGAAACCAAACCTGCCCAGATCGGACCCCACCGCAGCTTTCGCCCGTACATAAGCACATGAGCGAAAGCGAGGAAATATGATCTTTTTCATCATCGGAGTGCTGGCCGCGTTGGTTGCGCTGGCCGTCCTGCTCCTGTCCGAAGAGGGCAAGGCCGCAGCATTTATTCCCGGCGTGGTCGCCGTTATCCTGATCGGTGTGTCCTGTGTGTCCTACGTTCCCACCGGCTACACAGGCATTGTGACAACATTCGGCAAAGTAGAAGATGGCACAAAGGATGCCGGTGTGGTGTTCAAAGCACCGTGGCAGTCTATCGTCAAGATGGATAATCGTGTTCAGGAAATGAACATGGATTTATCGGCGTTCAGTTCTGACATTCAGGAAGTCGCCACGAGCGTTGCCGTTGGCTACCGGATCAACCAGCAGAATGCCATGACGATTTACAAGTCGGTCGGCAAGAAGTACGAGGACACTCTGATTACTCCCCGTGTGCAGGAAACGGTCAAGGCCGTGGTCGCCCACTACGATGCAAGCAGTCTTATCTCGAACCGGGATGCCGTTGCATCACAGATGGACACGAAGCTGCGGGAAGTACTGGCAGAGTACAACATTGACTTGCAGTATATCAGCGTCACCAACTTCGACTTCACCGATACCTTTACGGATGCCGTTGAAGCCAAAGTAAAGGCCCAGCAGGAAAAGGAAAAGGCGGAAACCGATGCAGAGAAACGTCGTGTTGAAGCACAGGCCACGGCGGACGCTGATTTGATCGCGGCCAATGCAGAAGCGGAGAAATCCAAGGTTGCGGCGGACGCGGAGCTGTACGTTGCCGAAAAGAAAGCGGAAGCAAACCGCGCCCTCAATGACAGCCTGAATAGCAATTTGCTGGAATACTACCGGATCACAAACGTCGATTCCCTCTGGAATGGCGAACTGCCTACATACGTTGGCGGTGATGGCAGTATTCCCATCATCAACGGGATCAACTGATTTTCTCCTACCGGAGCCGCCCGGCGCGGCGGCTCCATTCTGTGAGCATGGGGACAGGCCCCTACCGGTTCAAGCCCGGAAATGCCCGAAACTAACAGGAGGAAAGGACAATGCCGAAATACTTAGTCATGCTGCGGTGCAGCAGAGCAAGAAGCAACGCAAACCGCCATAGGCAGGAAACACCGGCCTATCTGCCGTACCGCATAGAAGCACCGAAAGCACTTGACGCAGCGGACAAGGCAAAAGAAGAAGCGGCCCTGTACTACCCGCAGTACCAGAAAATCCAAGTGGACAGTGTAACGGAGGTGCGGGACTTGTGAACAGGTACTACATCAGCGTTGCCGGTTGGAATGGTGCTGGCGTGACTGCGCCGTGCATCATCATCGGACAGGAATTTGAAGCGGAAACGGAACGTGAAGCCGGTGAAGCGGCGGAGAAATCCGCAGACGAACAGTTTCCCGGATATGCGCCGTTTGCAGTTATCAGAAAGGTGGTTTGAATATGAAACTTTCGGGAGTTACAAAGATGGTGAAACGACAGCTTGTGTGCAACGTCTTTCACAATATCAAGAGCGACGACTTTTATATTGGAACAGCATCGGCTATCTACTGTGCGACAGGCTTCCCGCTCCCGCTGAACCGCAGCCAAATGGGTGCGCTGCTGGGAATCAGCGAAGATACCATGATCGAAAAGGTGGTCTACAACGATTTTGATTGCGCATACAAAAGCGATCTTGAGGGGTTCAATCTGGACGACACGGTTAAGGGCGAAGTAGAAGTAAAGAAAATGGCCGTCGGCATTTACTACATGGGAGAAATCCTTATCCCGGTCACAACGGAAGATAAACACATGGTCGGCCTTATCTGCTGGTCGCAGCTTGCACCGGTTGAGGACGAAATCAAGAACAACGGGTTTATTCGCTACTATCAAAGAAAACGCGCTGACGGAAGAACGTACTATGTGGTAAAAAATGGTATGAGAGTACGCGCTGCTGTCACGTCTTATTCCCTGAACGAATATGCAGAAGCGACACTGCAAGAGCTGGTAGCTATGATGGCAGAAACGCATACTGGCGAACAGGAAGAGCATGAACAGACATTCGATGACCTGACGGATGAAGTGGAGAACGAAGCGAACAATGAAGATGTTTGATGCAATCTACAAATGCCGATTGTGCGGTGAAGAATTTGTGGAATGCTCTACCAGCGGAGAAGAAGGCAACCGTAGCTTTGTAATGAAGATCATGTGTAGAGCAGTTGACTTGAAAGAACCGGAAGAAATCATGGAACCGACAATCTACACTTGTCACCCGTGCAGGGATGGAAGCTATGGAGTTGCCGATTTTCTGGGTTTCAAATTCAACAACAAGGAGGACACAGAATGAGAGGTAGACCAGAATTTTACGTCAGAGTTATGTGTCCGCCGTATACCGCCGAAGATGCTGAATTTTTGGCCGAGAGAAATAAAGTTCTTGAAGAAGCCGTGAACAGAATAGCGGCTGAAAATTTTGAATTACGGGAGGATAACCGGAATCTCAAAGAGAGTTACAGGTATTTGAGCACGACTAGAATCGAAGAAAAAAAGGAGCTAAAGGAGCAAAGCGAAAAGTCGATTCTGCACAGAACGACCGTTGGCGTTACGCAATGGGTAATTTACTGGCTGAACGCTGCTGTAAAGGCTGGCAACTGGTTGATCGGTAACTTGCTGGACGACATAGACCGATTCTAAGCAGGGGGAACAATACATTGCTGAAAAAAGTAACGCTTGAATTACTTGTTGATGTAGTAGATGAACGGTTCGACATACCGATTCGTGGAGATTTGGAGCAGGAATTGAACTGCTGTACACATTCCATAGAAATCATTGGATATGCAGAAGAACCGTTCGAGAAAGGAAAGTAGCCAATGGATGCAGTAAGAAAAGATGTTCGCCGTCTGGTAAACAAGGAGCTGGAAGCAGCAAACAAACGCTTCCCCCAGTTTGCCAGCCCGCACGAGGGACAGAATGTTGTCCGGGAAGAGCTGGAAGAAGCGGAACGGGCGATTGTGCCGCTGAAACTTTACATCGAAACCCGGATGTGGAACATGGTCAAGGCAAACCAGACTGTGCCGAAAGACGATTTCAAAGCCATTCGGGAAGCCGCAGTAAATCTGGCTGTCGAAGCAATTCAGGTGGCAGCAATGGCGAAGAAGTTTGAACACGGCCAGCGGAACAACTGGCCCGGCGCAAGGGAGGATAGTCATGGAGAAGAAAAAAACCGTGCCGGAAGTGGAAACAGTGACAATCACCATGAGCCGACCGGTGGCGGAAGCGGTAAAGACCGCCTGTGAGTGGTATCTGAGGTTGCACATGGGCCAGTTCTGGGATATGGCCGACGACCTCTGCATGGAAAAATTTTATTCCGATCTGGAAAACAATGTGTATGAGACGAACGAGCAGCGGGAGAATGCTTTTGACGTTGCCCTGCATCGGCGGGATACCATGCGGGAGGAAATGGAAAAGCTGTATAACCGTTGCGTTCTCCCTGCTCCTATTTCGGATGTGATGAAAATTCCGTACAGAGCGGAAATTGTATGGCTGGTCATTCGCCACGCGCTGTCATGGCATGATAACCCGGATGGCGTTGCGGGGTGCGTCAGCTATTATTCGCCGCTGAACCGCAGCGATCAGCCACAGCCGAAAATAGAGCTGAAACTGAAAGGCAAAGGTGAAGATCATGGGTAGTGTCTTACAGGCAATCGGCATGATGCCGCTGAAAAAGAACGTCCCGCACCCGCGGACGGCAGACTGGAAACTGAAAACCTGCCCAGAGTGTGGCCGGGAGTGCTGGTATCAGACCAACAACGCGAAGCTGGTTTTGCAGGTCAACCCGGATATGAAGTTTGTTTGCACGGAATGTGCGCTGAAAGCTGGGAGAAATTGAGGTGGAACAGTTTACCAACACGGAAGAGCTGCTTCGGAGAATCCGGGAGAACGTGCCTGAAATTTTGGGCGGCGAAAGTAACCCGGACATGGAAGATGAAGTGGAACAGATCATGTGCGTGGTTGAGAACGCACCGAGGGTCGCCCCGGAGGGGGTGCGCCCGGTGGCGCACATCGCATGGAGAAAACGGCCCAAGCAGTTTGTCGTATATGATCCTGTTCCGACAAACGAGTGTTTGTACGATGGAAAGCCGGTTTATACACAGCGGGTTTTGAAACTCGAAGAATACACAGTGCCGTTTTGCTCTAACTGCGATCACCGTTTGGACGATTGCGCCGGGAGTTTTTGTCCAGTGTGCGGTTCGATTATAGAAGAAAGGCGCAGAACATGAAAAAAGAATGTTCCACCTGTGCATGGCATGACGGCTATACATGGGTGTGCTTCAACGGAAATTCTGAGTACCGGGCGGACTTCACTGACCCGGAAAATACCTGCCCTGCATGGGAAGAAAGGAAAGAGCAAAATGAAAAAACTTGAACCGGCGGAAATCCGCAGACTGGCCGCAATCGCCCTCTGGTGGCTGTGTGTCGGCATTGTGCTGTCAAACCTGCTGTCGGTGCTGCTGCAAAACCTGACAGAGTGGATCATGTCGCTTGTCTGAGCGGCCCGCCAAAGCCCATATCTATATTATATAGGAAACCCGTCGTTAAATTGCCGCCCTGACGAGGCGGCAAGGGGCTTGTATACCGTAGATAAACTAAGGGACACACAGAGAGAAGAGCGCGGAGAGATGCGCTTACCTCCGGCGGGGAAAGGGAGTGCAGAGGGAAAACGAGGGCGGCGTTACAGCAGCCTACCGGGATAGAGAGCAAAGGGAACGCGGCCCGGTGTTTCCCCTCTGCATCGTTTCCCCTCTCGTGTTTGTGGCCCATGATTAAGAAAATTCCATGACGTTTGCGGAAAGGAGGACGTGGAGAATATGACCGGCGGCTTTAGAGTTCGGGAACAGAAATTTATCTGCGGTATGAATTATGCCACGGCCCCCTCTATGCAGGTGGACTTCTTCGAGGTGACAGAGCAGCAGCACAAGGCCAGCACCCGGAAAAAGAAAGAGCTTGCCACCAGCATTGCCAAGGAATCGTATAATCTGCGCAAGAGTGGTCGGTATTTGGAACTGCTGGCAAACCGGAACTTCCGGCCCGGTGACTATTCCGTTACATACACCTACAACGAAGAACACCACCCTGCGCCCGGTGATCTGCAACGTGCCGACCGGGATTTTTCCAATGCCATCAAAGCATTGTACCGCATCTGCGACAAAAACGGAATCGAACACCCGAAATGGATCGTGGTTTCGGAATACTGCACGATGGACGGGGACAAGCCGCTGGGCCGTCACCATCATCATGTTATCATGTCCCACCCGGCGGGGCTGACCCGTGAAATGGTTGAAAAGGCATGGGGTAAGCGCGGCAGATCGCGGTGCGAGCCATTGGAGTTTGACCACAACAGCATTGAATCCCTCGCAAAGTACATCACCAAGAATGTGCGCTGCAAACGTCACTGGCGGCAAAGCCGCGGGCTGAAACCGCCGAAGATGCCGCGCCCAAATGACGGGAAAATGAGCCGCACCCGGCTGAAAGACGTTTGCGAGAACCGGCTGGAAGATCGAGACTACTGGGAGAGGATGTACCCCGGCTATACCCTGCACCGGTGCGAGTGCATCATAACCGGCAACGCCACCCGCCACCTGATCGTGCGCCTGTACCGCAAGCCGGAACAGCGGAGGAATAGGAGGAATCAGCCTTGAACCGTTTGACGCTGGACGACCTGCCACCTAGATACCGGGCGCAGGCAGAAGCGCAGATCGCGGCCAGAAGCCGGGGAAAGTGCGCCTTGCCGCAGCCTGTCCCCGCCGCAGTTGCCACCGCTGAAAAAATCGGCATGGACTTTGACAGCCGGGGCGAGTACGAGTATTACATGGGGACGATTCTGCCCAAAGTGCAGACCGGGAAGATCGTGAAAGTGGAGCTGCACCGCACGTTCCTGCTCCTGCCAGAAAAAGAGTACGACACGGTGAAGCTCCCGGCGGTGCATTATACCCCGGATTTTGTGCTGACCTATGCAGACGGCACGGTTGAAGCCGTCGAAGTGAAATCGAAGTTTGTCCGGCGACAGCAGCGCGATTACATACACCGTCGCCGGATGTTCATTGACCTTGTGGCCGAGCCGCGGGGCTGGCATTTCATCGAGCATATCACCGCAGACACGGCGGCAGAGGTCAAAGCGTGGAAGAGTCTGGCAAAACAGAAAGGATGAAGAACATGGGAAAATCTATGCCGCCTGTTGAAGTGCGGAAGATGATGTACGAAAAGGCTGTCAACCGCTGCGTGGTCGCAAAGGGCGACACCATGAAGAACATGAAGCTCAACCGGGCCGCTGTGGAGCAGGTGGTGACGTACTGCGCCATCATTGCCGCGCAGAATCTTTTCGACCTTGATCGGGACGGGGTGGAACGCTGGCAGGCAGAGCTTATCCGGCGGAGTGAGGTGTACACGCTGGAAACCAACGTGTACGGCACACCGAAAGCACGGGAAAATCTGCGCAAGCGCACGGCCCCCAAGATGAAAGAGGACTTCACTCTGCCGGTCGAGAAGTGGCCGCGCAAAGAGTGGGAGAGGGTGCAGCTCTATGAACGCCGCGGCGCGGGTGATCTTGTGGCCCGGTTCTTTGTCGAGGTCATGGACGGTCTGGGCTACACCACAGAAGAAATCGCTGCCGCCCTGAAAGAGATACAGGGCAACTTCCGGCAGTTCCTTGAATGGTCGAAAGACGGCGAATATGTGGCCTACTACAAAATGGCCCAGTGCTATGAGCAGGCCACGGGTATAGAAGCGGCAATAGACGAAGAACCCGGCACGAAGCCGATCTTCGGGAAAGAAATCTGAGAGCTGACGGGCAGGAGGATAAACGCGGATGCAGAAAAAGGACACCGAACAAATTTTGCTCTACTATGGCAAGATCGAGAAGCAGCTTGATAGTGTCAACATGGAGCTGGCCGAGCTGCAAGACCGATACAGCCCGATCAAGGGCCTTGCGATGGACGGGATGCCACATGGCAGCACACCCGGCGACAGCACCGCGTCCCTTGCCGTCAAGCTGGCCGACAACGAAGAGTACCAGAACCGAGAAAATGAGCTGATTGTCCGGCGGGTCGTGCTGAAGTCGGATTTACAGGAAATCCGGCAGAAATTAGACCGCCTGAATGATGATTACAAAACGATCCTGAAAGGGCGGTACGTCTACGCTGACCGGTCGTTACAAAAAACGTGGGAAAGCATTGCAATTTCCATCGGCAAAAAGAAGATCACCGCGCAGAGGTGGAAAGACGCAGCTCTGGCCGTTCTGGGCGGGATGTTCGATGAAATTCCCATGATCGAAGAAATCCTCTCCCGCGCGTATGACGCGCGCGATTAAAAGGGCCGGTGTGCTGGGTATGCCGGGAAAGTGATAGAAAATCTACCAGAACCGGCAGAAACAGTCGCCCGGACAGCGGGCAAGGGAACAGCCCGGAAAGCTGTCTATAAAGGCAAGTTGGTAAAGCTCTATGCGCGTGTGCGATGAACCGCTTCCGCAAATCCTCCGAACCGCTCAGAAAAACAAACTTGCGAATACGCCAAAATAGAACGCCCTCGGCGGGTAACTCCGTCGAGGGCGTTAGTTTATATTATCACTCACCAAAACGCACTGTAAAGCCGTCCAGCGGGTCACAGTGATGCTTTTGAAGCATGGCGTTGATCTTCTTGTCCTGTTCGGTGCGATCCGGCGCGGTCACGGTGTAGGGGTGGCCGGGATCGTCCTCGTCATAGACGGCGGTGCAGCCGTGCGGAACAGAGAATGTGCCACGGTTATAGGGGTCAAAGTAAATGTCAAAGTCGAATTTCCGACGCAGGTACTTGTCTAGCATGAAAGAGCTTTTGTCCAGATCGGTGCAGAGCCGATACCCGGCGGGATCGTCAATCCACAAAAGCACGTTGCCGCCAACAAGAGCGCGGGCGGAATCCTCTGAAAGAGTGCCGCTGTACACATTGCCATTGAACAGGCTGGACAGGATGCCGAACAGCTCTTTTTGCGCCGCGGTGGGAAGCTGCTCGATGCGGTCAACAGCAGTTTCAAAATCTACGCCGTCCAGCTTGTACTTGATTTTGCTGGGATCGTGGATGAAATCACCGGGCATAAGATTAAGCTCCATTGCAAGGCGGTACTGGTGCTTGCAAGGCCGGGTGTGGCTACCGCAAACACAGCCGTTCGGCACGTCCAGCGTGACAACGTAGTTGCCGTGTCTGCTGCTGAAATAGCCGGTCTGACCGTCAATGCAGGTCGGTGTCATGTCGGCTTTGAGGGCGGCAAGATAGCTTTTGAGCAGCGGGCCGTCCGAAACGGTGGGAATGTGGTTCACCCATTCTGGAACCCTATTTTCGTCGGGGGGGGGGGGTAACATTACGACACATATTTTCACCTCGTTATGTTCTTTTTTGCGTGTGGCCGGGGCGTTCCCGGCTGGCGCAAAATCTCCACTTCAATGATAACGCAAAACGCGAATAAAAGCAACAAAACGAGAAAAGAAAATCCCCGGCGGGATGCCCGCAGGGGATGGAAGAAATTCGTGTTCAATTCGTGGGAATCGTGAACGTAATGACCGGGATTCGTTCGGTGACGGTGAATGTATAAGTGCCGGGGCTGGTTTCGTGGCCGGAAACATCGACGTTCTCCGGCGCAAGGTGATGAACGGTGCAGAGCCGCATTTTTGCATCCGCTTCCAGCACCTTTAACCGTTCGGGGGAAGTCGTGCTTTCCTGCTTGAAGTATTCTTTAGTCATTTCTTCCTGCATCTGGTTCAAGAGCTGGCGGACAAATTCGTTGGTTTCGCTGGTCATGTTTCGCTATCCTCTTTCGGTTCGTTCTTCTTGAAGATGATCTTCGGAACGGTGGGCGGCTCACCCTGCTGTTTCATGTATTCGCTGATCTCGTTCGGCAGACCGACCGGAAAACCGTTTTCATCCAGCGGGCCGTCATAGCCGGAAAAATCTACCACATGAACCGTGGGCGGCTGGCGGAGCGTCTTGTAATACTGGCCGTCGCTGTAATTTACATCGGTTACATGATCCCACCACGCAATGTCGCCGTGTTCGTTCTGGGCGGCTTCCATAGCTGCGCGGGCTTGCTCTTCGGTGAATCCGTCAAAGGTCAGGCGGGAATCGTCGGCAAATTCGGCGACAACACGCCAAGGCGCGAAAAACTGGGCTTCGTTCACAAAAAGACCTCCTTTTTACGCATTTTGTAAAGCATAGTTCAATCTCTGGCACGAAAAATAGAAAATTCGTTGATGAAAGTATAACACAAAAAGCCCCGGCGGGGAACCGGGGCAAAGAATCACAAGCAATAGTTCTCTCCACCGATTGCGCTCTCGTAGGAAAATTGAACCGTGAAACCGTCGCAGCTCTGATGGATGGAATGCAGCTGGTAGTCGCGCCCGCCGGTGTAGCTGGATTTCAGACGATACCGGTAGTCAAAGACGCTTTCTCCGCGTCGCCAAGCGAGAACCAAACCGACTTTCAGCGCGAAGTCGTCAGGGAACGTGTGCTTCTTGCCGGTGGAATCGACAAAGTAGGGCGTGAACATAGAAAATCATCCTTTCTGTCTCGTTATGGACTTGCAATATCATAAAGCCCACGCAGGCCGTGTAGTTAAGCTGTTCGGGCGGATTAGATAAGCAACTTATCAATCTCGGCAAGCCGCGCCGTGAGCCGTGCTTTCTCTGCGAGAAGTGCTTCACGGCTGGGGGCCGTTTCATCCGGCATGATCTCATAAGTCACGCCGTCCGGTAAATCTTCGTGCAGGATGCTTTCGGGGACATTGCGCAGCAGAGCAACCGCACCGGCGGGAACACGGGCGTAATAGTTGGCGCGGCTTCCGTCGCTGGTGGGCTTTCCCTCGATGAAAGAAACGTCACCGCCGACGACCGCGCCGCTGTCCCGCCCATAAGCGCGGGCAATCTGCTTGCCAAAGATGATAAGCGATTCGCGGGTATTGCCGCAAACGCTCTCGCTGAAAGTCAGCTTGACGTTTACCCGGCGGGTTTCGTCGGGCAGATCGCACTCGCCGAACACCCGGCGCATGATCTCGCGGGCCTGTTCCACACAGGCGGCAGGAATCTTCCACTCCCGGCGGGAGCTGTCCCACCGTGCGCCGCCGATGTTCTTGATCTGGCTGACAAATTCGGGGTTATAGGGAGTGTCGAGGTATGCGGCGGTGTCGATGATTGTAATTTTCATAGTTGAATCTCCTTTGCGTTTCGTAATTCATCCCGGCGGTGCGCCGGTCGGTGGGATCGGGTCGCTTTTCATGTGGTGCGGCCCGTCAAGGTGTCCAGATATTCAGCGGGCCGGTCGCCGCTGAAAGGTAAAGCCGGGGTTTCGTTCGGTCATTCGTGCAACAACCTTGTCCGCCTGATCTTTCGTGAACCGGGGCGCAAAAACCTTGTTCATGCCGCGCCTACCGCCCCACGGGTCGCAGAGGGTGAAATGCTGATCTCCGGGGCCTTTGCAGTAGATGAAGTAGTAAATCGTGCTGGCCGCGGGCATATCGGGGTATCTGCGGGGCGCGGAACGTGCGGCGACATCGACAGAGAACGCGGACAGCATCGCACACCCGAAAAGGTGGGTGCAGCAGTTCGTTTTGCGGTCGAAAATCGCGGCTCCGTCCAGATCGCGCCCGTCTGCCGCATACTCCTTGACAAGATAGGCAATTCGTGTACGGGCTTCGGCGACGGTGCGGAAACTCATATCTTCATCGGTGAAATCGGCGGAAGCGCAGGTGATAACCTGATACCGGTGGTTCGGATCGTATTCACGCATGGTTTGTATCTCCTTTTCGTTTTGTGGTAGCCTTGCGGCTGGGCTGCTTTACGGTGCAACCCGGCTAGAGTATCCGTTTTATGCGTTGAGCTGTAAAAGCGTGGCTTTCGTGGGGATCAGATGCCGTGCAAGGGTGTCTGTGTAACTCGCTTCGCCCTCGTAGCTGTCCACGATCTTCTGCTCTGCCTTGCTCATGTCGTGATAGGCTTTCTTGCCGTAGGACGGCGGCAACCATCCTTTCTTCTGGCTGGCGAACAGGTTAAATGACTTCAAAATGTCGTCATTTGAAAACTCAATGTGGCAAGTGCCTTTTTTGTAAAACGTGGCGGTGAAGTAGTGGAATTGCACTTTCTGGCTCTGTCCGGCTTCCCCGGCAGCTTTCAGCGTGGCCCGGAGATCATCACCGTTGTACTTCTTGCCGTTCGTGTCCAGATAGTGCAAGGTGCGTTCAATTCGTGACAGGCAGCTTTCCGCGTTCCAACTGGGTTCAAACCGCCCAGACCAATCGCTGAACGCTTGACACCGGAAGATCACTTTCTTGCCGACTTTGTACGCTTCGTTCGTACACCAGCCGTTGTAGTAGTGGACATTCTTCGAGTATTCGGAATTGTAGTGCAGATTCGTCCAGTCGTCGAACAGTTCCACGATCTCGCTTTCGATGCCCTGCACGATGTTGGCGGACATTTCTTCCCGGATCGTGAGGATGTTGTAAGGGCTGAAATCGTAGTCAACCAGTTCGGAAACGCGGTTGTGATATTCGTCCTGCATCGCTCTGGTTAAGTTGTCCCGGATTTGGGGCAGGTCAAAGAGCTTTTGCCAGTACAAGCCGCGCAAGCTGCGGATCGCTTCGTTATAGCTCTTGTTGAAGTTCAGCACTTCGGTTTCCTTGTCGTCTGCGGTAGCAGCAGAAAACAGGCTCTTGATTCCGTTGTACTCTTCGTAGATACGGCGGATGCCTTCGGCGGCTGCGTTGTACCGTTCCACCGCGGCGGCGATGGGATCAGAAGACACCAGCGCGGCAAGCTGCGGATCGGCTTTCATGTGGTCGGTCATTTCGTTGTTGAGTTCCAACCGGATTTTGCTTACTGGCTCCTTGTCGGGAATGTCAACGGAGATCAACGCCACTTCAACGCGGGCGGCGCGGCGGGCGTTCTTGAAAGCGTCCGGGATGTATTTGATCTGGGCGTTGAGTTCGTTTAGCTTCTGCGCCAGCTCTTTCCGCTCGTTCGTGTAGGGATTGCGGATCGTTTCGGCGTTGAGCAGACAGCGGATTTTGCCGCCGTCTTTCATGATCTCTAAAGCCTTGAGCAGGTGAGCAGCACCGGCGGAAAAAGGCGGGTTCATGATGATCGCCGCGTATTTCTTCGCGGGGCGGAACGTGAGAAAATCGTCATGCACCACGCGGAAACCGTCTTTCTTCAGTTTGGCGCGGAAGTCGCTGGACAGTTCCACACAGTCAAGATCAAACTCTTTCGCCTTGCTCGTGCTGTAACGGTCAAGTTCTCCCGTTTTGGGATCGTGCCGAATATCTGCGACGGCGTGAATCTGGCGGGCCAGTGCGCCGTCACCGGCAGAGGGTTCAAGGATGGGCTGCGGTAGGTGCTTCCAGCCGTATTTTGTGCTTTGCAGACTGTAAGCCATTTCCCACGCGAGATTGTCCGGGGTAGGGTAAAAGTCCCGGCTATCGTTCGGGGTCGTCATGGTTCGTTCTCCTTTTCGTGTTTGATTCACCCCGGCGGGGTGTTGGGATCGGGTCGCTTTACGGTGCGGCCCGTCAAGGTATCCGTTTCACTGCTGGGCCAAAATCGTGCTCAACCATGTGGAAGAATCAGCGCAATCAACCATTTTCGCAAAGTAGCGGCCCGTTACAAGCTGGAACGCATATTGCGTGGTGTAAGTGCCGCTGTACATTTCCCGGCTGCAAAACTCTTCGATGTTGTTCCGGGTGTGCCAGTTGCGCGGCGGCAACACGTTCAGCGCATTCTCATAGTCCTGTTTCGTGATCTCGACCATTTCCGGGGTGAGCAGCTTTTCCCGCTCAAAGTCCAGCCATTCGCCGTAGGTCATGACGGCATAAGAGCGGGCCTTTTCTTGCGCAAGGCGGCTTTCCCAATATCCACGGTCGCTTTCGTAGTCGCCGGACTCGATGATCTGGGTGATCCGCTGGATGCTTTCGGCGGTGCTCTTCCGGGCGGCGTTCAACACCTCTTCGGCGGTGCGGGGCGTGGGCCAGCCGGACACGGTGAAAGCGTAGATATGGACGTTGGGAACATCCACAACAACAAGTTCGTTCTTCTCTTCGTTGGCGGTCATGGTATAATCTCCTTTTCGTTTTCGTGATTCACCCCGGCGGGGTGTGGGGCTGGGCTGCTTTGTGCGGTGCAACCCGGCTAGAGTGTCCGCGCTGGAATCATGCAAGCACACCGGCGGCGATGCTTGCAAAGTCGAGCTGTTGGACGCTGGGAACCATTTCGGGCTTGCTCTGCTCTTCTTCGAGTTCGTGCAAGGCCATCACAAAGGCGGCTGCTTCCCGGTCGCTGCTGATAAAGTCGTGCATCTTCTGCACCCACTGATCCACCAGCGCATGAAACGCGGGGTCATTCTTTGAACGGTTGTCAAACTCTTTCACCGCTTCCCGGTATTCGTGGCTTTCGTCGTCATCGTGAGAGCGGTACAGCCGGGAATAATGCTCACCAAACAGCTTTTCGAGCTTGTCCAGATCGACGACCGGGGCGGCGGGCTGCTTCTTTGCTTCCTCTACGGCGGTTCGTGCGGTGCGCCACTCAGCAAGGGCGGCGGCTTGTCCGGCGCGGTCGGTTTCGGGAACAGCAATAAAGCGGTTCATTGCATCCCGTGCGGCCTGTTCTGCCTTTTTGACGGCATCCGGGGCGGCTTTCGTGGTGCGGGGCTTTTTCACGGCCTTTTTCGTGGGCAGCGGTTCAACGTGAACCAGTTCGGGAAGTTCGTGGTGCTCTTCAACGACGACCGGCGCGGGGCGGACGGTTTCGGCTGCTGCTTTTTCGGCGGCTTCCTTTGCGGCTTTCGCGGCCTTGCGTTCGGCTGCAAGCCGCTTGTTGTATGCGATGATCTCCGCCGTGGACTTGAACCGGGCTTGCGGGGCGGGCTTGCTGCTTTCGACCTGTAAGCAACTGAAAAGATGGGACTTCGTAGGGTAGTAATGCGGATCGGGTGCGGCTTCCTTGCCCTCTGCCGCGGCCTTTTCGCGCTGCTCTTTGCTGGGCTTCGTGGTGTACTTCCACAAGTAGCATTCAAGCAACGCTTTTTCGCCTTTCTTGACGCTCTTGCCCTCTTTCTTCCAATAGTCGAACGTGTGCAGTTCGTCCGCTGCAAACATGATCTCAATATCCGCGGCGGTGGCGGGCTTCTCGTTGCCGTCCTTGTCAACGATCTTGCAAGATGCAGCAACGGCGGCGATCTCTTCCGGGGTGTGGTGTGCGGTGGCGATCTGGTGCAGCGTGGCCGGGTTAAGACGTTCGGCGGCAGCGCGGATGATCTGTTTATTCGTCATGGTAAATACTTCCTTTCGCGTTTCGTTTTGTGGATCGTCCCGGCGGTGTGCCGGGGGAATGGGATCGGGTCGCTTTCGTTCGGTGCGGCCCGTCAAGGTATCCGGCGGGGTTCAATCTTCGGTTTCGTCGCAATCGTGGCAATACAGCGCGTCAATAACCTTGTCGTCGCTGAAATCGTCCGGGGTTCCGTTGGCATCGACCACAAGATCGATCCGGTCAAAAATCCGCAAATCGGTTTCGCCGTCCACCAGAAAATACCAGTCGTCGCCGTCCAGCGCGTCACTGCACCAGACTTCAATCTGGTTTTCGTTGGTGGCGGTCATGCCTTGCACAATGGCCGGGGCGATGTACCGCCCCAACGGGCCGACGGTGTAGGGACAGGCGGCAGCGGAGCGGGGTGCGCTGGACAGCAGCGCGGCGGCGAGTGCGGCGGCGGTCAAGATTCGTTTCATGGTTCGTTTGCTCCTTTCGTTTTTGGGGGTTCGTGTTCGGCTTTCTCCCGGATGTTTCCGGGGTGGTGGGATCGGGTCGCTTTTTCGTGGTGCGGCCCGTCAAGGTATCCGGGGCGGGGTCATGCGTAAATCAGATTGAACGCTTCCACGGCGTTCCACTGTACAGCGGTTTCGCGCTGAACCGCTTTTGCGGCGTTCTGGTCGCCGCCGTTCGTCCTCAATGCGTTATAGAACACATCAACAAGGGCGGACTTTTGCCGCTCCCGCTCCCGCCATGCGTCCCACTGTCCAGCGTCGCAAACTTTGACGGCCCACGATTCATAGTGGAGCGGCGACAGCGTTTCAAGGTGTAAACCCTTGCACCGGTTCAGCGCGGCGGTGATCTTCCCGGCATCCTCATAGGTTGCCGCGTCGATGATATAGCAATCGACGGCGGCGCGGGCTTGCTTCTCGATGCTCCACCCGTGGCGGGCTGCAAGCTGGTTAATTTTGCGGTCAAGTGCTGTCATGGTTCAAAACCTCTTTTCTGTTGATTCACCCCGGCGGGGCGGTGGCATAGGGTTGCTTTTTGCGGCAGCGGTGCAGCCCTTGAAAGTGTCCGCTTGACTTTACCGGCGAAAGCTGGTAAAATCATTGCAAGATCGGGATGCGAAAACCTATCTTGCAAGCCTGTCACCCTTTACCGGGTGGCGGGCTTTTTCTTTTGCCATTCGGCAAGAAGAGCGGCCCAAACTGCCCGCTTGACGGCTTTCGGCAGCTTGAAAAACTCTTTATTCATGCTTTTCACCTCTTTTCTGGTTTGATTCACCCCGGCGGGGTGTTGGGATCGGGTCGCTTTCAGCGGTGCGGCCCGTCAAGGTGTCCGGCGGTTCATGCGGTGTAGTGGTTCGCGGCGGCGAAAGTGTCCAGATCATCGGCGGTGTCAATCGCGCCCATCGGTTCGCCGTTGCGATAAACAACGTAGTACGGGCCATAATCGGCGGCTTTCATGATCGACCCGTCGGGGGTCGTCCATGTTACGGCGCATTCGCCGGATTCAATCGCGGCGATCTTTTCGGAAAGTTTCATGCGGTTTGACCTCTTTTCTGTTTTGCGGTGTTTCGCTTGCTGTGGCTATATCATAGCATGATTCATGCAATGCGTCAAGCATGAATCATGCAATTTTACGAAATGCACAAAAAAGCATGATTCATTCCGTCAATTTTTGCATGGTGCATTCCGGGAAAATTTGATATAATGAGGACAGGCAGAAAGAGAGGTGACAAAAATGCCGCTCACAGACAAGAAAAGAATAACGAATGACCGTTATTTATCAAAGTTTGCGACAAAATCAATTAGAATCCCGAAAGAAATTGAAGAGGATTTGAACACCGCCGCCGCCCACGCCGGGGAAAGCGTGGCGGGGTATATCGTGAACGCCACGCGGGAAAGAATGGCCCGCGATGGATTCCAGCCGCCCAACGTGGACGACAGAAGCACCGGCGGCGGGTGATTCCAGCCGCCCGAAAAATTGACGCGAAAAAAGAGGTAGACACGGCCCGCGCCGCGTTTACCTCTTTTTTGTTGCCCGTTTTCCGTGGGGCGATTTTTCCGGGGCGTTTTCCGTGGGCGGCTTTTCCGTGGATCACACCCCGGCCCCGCCGCCGGTGTGAAGATCGCACCCGCCCGCCGCTGAACGCTGGACAGGCCACACCCCGCCGCCGCCCCGCGCCGGGCCGATGATGCCCGCGCCGGTAGGAGATCGCCCGCCGCCGCGCCCTACATAGCTATATAGGAGAGGGCAGCAGCACCCCGCCCCGCTGGACAGATCGCCCCGGACAGGCCACGCCGGGCCGATGATGCCGCGCCCGCCGACGCTGGATGCTGGACAGATCGCACCCCGCCGCCCGCCCCGCGCCGGGTCGAATCGGTGACAGGCTGTCACCAGTTCAGCCCGCCCCGCGCCGGGCCGATGATGCCCGCCGCCGGGGTTTTGCCGCCGTTTTTCCGTCATTTTGCCGGGGTTTTGGGCTGTTTTGGCGGGATTTTTCCCGGATTTTTGGCAATTTTGACGGCTGAAAAAGTCCGGTTTTTCGGTCTTTTCTACCATATTCTACCATTTTCAGGACCACCGGCAAGGTACTGGGGAGGAAGATTCTTCCACTCACGGGTCCGAAAGTCCGAAAATTTTCTAGGTATAGGGGCTTTTTTGCACTTCCCCGGAGGGGGGTCTGAAAAAGTTAGGGGGGATTTTTTCGGGAAAATTTTCAAAATGATACACTGTGATACACTTTTCCGGGTATAATGGGTACAGTGAAAAGTAAGCGAAGCTCCACGGCGTTATGTCGTGGGGCTTTTTCTTTTGCGCGGATTCGAGAAACGGGGTGCAGGAGTGATGCAGGATGCCGAAGCGGAACGACAAGCGCGACACCGCCAAGGCTGAGTACGTCAAGCGGCGGCGGTCGGGCGAGAAGATAAACCTCAAAGAGTTTGCGGCCACGCTGGGCGTGACCTACGGCACGGTTCGCAACTGGAAGAAGATCGACCAGTGGGAGGATGCCATAGAGCGCAAGCGCGGCGGGCAACCCGGCAACAAAAACAGCCGGGGCAAGAAGAACGCCAAAGGCAACCCCGGCGGCGGTGCGCCGGACGGCAACACCAACGCCGAGAAAGACGGCGCGTATAGCACTATCCACCTTGACAAGCTGACCGAAGAGGAACGGGCATGGCTGGACGCGATACCCATCGGGGCCAGCGCGAACAACGCCTATGAGTTGAAGCTGCTGCGGATTCAGCAACGGCACATCATGGAAAAGATCGCGGAGTACGAGAAGTGCAACCCGGAAGAACTGTTCACAGCCACCATCACCGATATGCGCAAACCCGGCCCGGATGCCGAGGGCAAAACGGCGGACAGTGCCGTGCAGAAGATGGCGATGGTCAACAAGGACAGTGCCTTTGTCCGAGTGACCCAACTGCGGGAAGCTCTGAACAAAGTTTCTGGCAGAATCATTTCTCTTACGACGCAGATTCGACAGCAAGAAGAATTTGAAAAGCGGTACGCTCTGGAACTGGCCCGCCTTGACATTGCAAAGATGCGGGCGACCGGTGAAGTGGATATAGACCCGGAGGGGGACGAAGAGGATGAAGAAGAAGCTCCACACGACAAAGATAGTGGCGCAGTATCTTGACCTGTCCGAACGCCGGGTACGCCAGCTCCGGGACGAGGGGGTGCTGGAAGAGAAAGCCCCCGGCCTATACGATCTACGTTCCAGCGTCCGGCGATACATCAACTACCTGCGGGGCGACGAGGGCGGCAAGGCTGATCTCAACGAAGAGCGGGCGAAGCTGACCAAGGAAAAGCGGATCGCTGCTGAAACCGAGAACAAGGTGCGGAACGGTGAGCTTTACCGCAAGTCGGATATTATGACCGGCATGACCACCATCGTCATGAACCTGCGTTCGAGATTGCTTGCCCTGCCGAACAAGCTGGCGGCGAACATCGCCAAGCTGGACGGCGACGAGGACAAGATCATGGACTTGCTGCAAAGCTCCCTCCACGAGATCATGGAAGAGTTTTCAAATTATCAGGTCGCATTGGAGCGGCCAAAGGATGATGAAGATGAACAAGACGGAGAAAAAACCGGATAAACCCGGAAGCGAGTGCAAGGGCTGTCCGTGGGGTAAGCGCATCCATCAGCGGCTTATCCTGTGTATGTTCCCGGAATGCGTCAGGGGTGAGCCGAAACGTGAAGAAGAAACGGATCGTAAAACTTGAACCGCAGACCGTGGAGCTGTTCGCGGAGGTTTTGAGCAAGCTCCGTCCGCCACCGCCGCTGACCGTCAGCCAGTGGGCGGACAAGTACCGGGTGCTGTCCGCTGAGTCCAGCGCAGAGCCGGGGCGGTGGCATACAGAGAAAGCCCCCTACCAGCGGGCTATCATGGATGCCATTGGCGATCCTCACGTCCGGTCGGTCGTCGTCATGTCAGCAGCGCAGATCGGCAAGACGGATGCTTTCATCCTCAACCCGTTGGGCTACTACATGGACTATGCACCCTGTCCGGTGATGTGTATGCAGCCGACCCTTGACATGGGACAAACGCTCTCGAAAGACCGAATTGCTCCCATGATCCGGGACACGCCACGGCTTACCGGCCTTGTAGATACCAAGAGCCGGTACGCTGGCAACACCGTCATGAAGAAGAATTTTCCCGGCGGACACATCACCATTGTGGGTGCAAATAGCCCGTCCAGCCTTGCCAGCCGCCCCATCAAGGTGCTGCTGGCGGACGAGATCGACCGTTACCCAAAGAGCGCGGGAACTGAGGGCGATCCCCTTGATCTGGCAAAGAAACGCCAGACGACCTTTTGGGACTACAAGACCGTCATGGTCAGCACTCCCACCATCAAGGGAGACAGCCGAATCGAGGATGCCTACTTGCTTTCTACGCAAGAGGAATGGAACGTACCATGCCCGGAATGTGGAGCATACCAGCCGTTCCTCTGGGAGAACGTCAAGTTTGACCCGGACGATCTTGACAAGGGTGTGAGCTACGTCTGCCGGGAGTGCGGCTGCATCGCCAACGAATACCGGTGGAAAGAGCAGGGCATTCACGGCAAGTACGTTGCAGCCAACCCCGGCGCAGAAGCCAGAGGATTTCACCTGAACACGCTGGCTTCAACCTTTGTGGGCTGGAAAGAGGTCGTGCAGAAGTTCATAGAAGCCAAGATCGCCCTTGACCACGGAAACCCCGAACAGATGAAAGTTTGGGTGAACACCGAGCTGGGCGAAACGTGGGAAGAGCGTGGAATCCAGTTGGAGGACACCGAGCTGTTCAACCGCCGCGAAATCTACGCCGCAGAAGTGCCGGACGATGTTCTGTATCTTACTGCCGGTGTTGACGTGCAGGACGACCGCTTTGAAGTTGAGGTGGTCGGCTGGGGCGAGGGTGTGGAGAGCTGGGGCATCCGCTACCAGAAAATCTACGGCGATATGCTGTCGGATCAGGTGTGGGACGACCTTGATAACTTCCTGCTCCAAACGTGGCGCAAGGCGGATGGCACGGCCTACCCACTGTTGGCTACCTGCATCGACTCCGGCGGACACCACACCGACGCGGTGTACCGGTTCGCCAAGGAGCGGCTTAACCGCCGTATCTTTGCGATCAAGGGCATGGGCGGCAGCGGAGTCCCGTTCATCCGCAACCCGTCCAAGAACAACCGCGTCAAGGCGGAGCTGTTCATTCTGGGCGTTGACGCTGGCAAGACGACCATCTACCAGCGGTTGGAGGTCAAGACCCCCGGACCGAACTACTGCCATTTCCCGTCCAACCCGGAAGCGGGTTACACGGAGGAATACTTCAAGGGCTTAACGGCTGAGAAGAAAGTGGTGCGGTTTGTGAAAGGCCGCTTGAAAGAATACTGGGAAATCAAAGACAAAGAGCATAAACGAAACGAGCCGTTGGACTTGCGCAATTACGCAACCGCGGCTCTTGCCATTTCTCGCCCTGTGCTGAAAAAGACGGACGCAGACGGAACCACCGTCCAGCCGGTCAAGAAAGCGCGGGGCCGTCGTCAACTTTCGGGAGGTATCTAAATGGCAGGAATTACGCTGGAAACAGCACAACGGATGCTGGACGTTTGGGTAGCCGCCGAAGAGAGCGTATCGCACGGCCAGAGCTACCAGATCGGCAACCGGTCGCTGACCAAAGCCGACCTGACGCAAATCGGTAAACGAATCGAATACTGGTCGAACAAGGTGACGGAACTTTCCCGCCAGCGGAACGGCAGGAACCGGATGGGGCATTTTGTACCCCGCGACCTGTAAGGGAGGGCTGACATGGGAATGTTTGATAGCCTGCTCACGGCGATTGCCCCGGAGCGGGCGGTGAAACGTGCTGCTGCTCAGTCGGCAATACGGGCAATCAATTCGGGCTACTCCAACTATGGAGCCAGTCTGCACAAGAAATCCATGCGGGGCTGGACATGGCACGGAGGAAGCCCGAAAGAGGACATCGAGGATAATCTTCGAGTCCTGCGGGAAAGAAGCCGCGATGCCTTTATGGGCGTTCCGCTGGCGACCGGTGCAATCAAGACGATGCGCACCAACGTGGTGTGCGGCGGCTTGACCCCGACACCCCAGATCGACAACGCCTTTCTGGGCATCTCCGATGAAGAAGCCCAGAAGATCAACGCCCAGATCGCACGGGAGTTTGGCCTGTGGGCGAACAAACCGACCTGCGATGCAGACCGGCTCGATAACTTCTATATGCTCCAACAGCTCGTGTTCACGGGTTTCCTGCTGAACGGTGACGCTGTGGCGGTGCTGCAAAACAAGAAGTCGCCCGGTGTGCCGTATGATCTGCGGCTGCGGATCATTGAAGCCGACCGGCTGTGTTCGCCCAGCTTCATGGACGTGCTTTCGCCCTGCGAGATCAACGGTCGCCATGTTGAAAAGATCGTGCAAGGTGTTGAAACCGATGCAGCGGGAATGGTCATTGCCTACTGGATTTGCGACCGTCACCCGCTGGCAAGCACGGCGGCGGCTGGTCTTGCAGCATCACACTGGACGAGAGTGGAAGCCTACGGCGCAAAGACCGGGCGGCAAAACATCCTGTGTCTGATGCAGCGTGACCGCGCCGGTCAGGTGCGGGGAGTGCCGCTGCTGGCTCCGGTGCTGGAAAGTTTGAAGCAGCTGGGACGCTTCACAGACGCAGAGCTGACCGCTGCTGTGGTGTCAGCCATGTTCACGGTTTTCATCAAGAAAACGGATCAGTCTGACGAGATACCATTTGGCGAGATGCTTCCGCCGGAGGTGCAAGTGGATGCCCCGGACAAAACCAGTGTAGAGCTGGCTCCCGGCGCGTTTATCGACCTGAATCCCGGCGAAGATGTACAGTTTGCAGACCCAAAACATCCGACAACGGGATTTGAAGCGTTCATGAACGCCATTGTGAAGCAGATGGCCGCAGCGTTGGAAATTCCGTCCGAGGTGCTTTACAAACAGTTCAGCACAAGTTACTCAGCGGCGCGGGGCGCACTGAACGAGTTCTGGCGAACAACCGGGATGCACCGTGACTGGTTTGCAGATTATTTCTGCCAGCCGGTCTACGAAGCATGGTTCCGGGAAGCTGTGTGCAAGGGCAGGATCAAAGCCCCCGGTTTTCTGGTTGACCCGGCTGTGGCTGCGGCCTACATGAACTGCACATGGAACGGCCCGGCAAGGACAAACCTGAATCCAAAGGATGAAGCCGCAGCCGCCCAGATGCGGGTGAACAGCGGCTTCTCTACGGCAGCACAGGAAACCGCCCAAATGACCGGCGGAAGTTACGAAGCAAATATGCGGCAACGGAAATCCGAAGCCGCACTGAAACGGGAGGTGGACGAAATTGCAGGAGCGCAAGCACAACAGCAAACCGCTGTTCCTGAACGGGACGGCGGCGACCCCGGCAAAGACGAATAATAAGAAATTTTGGGAGTTCCGCAATGCAGCCGACACCGGCGGCACGGCGGAACTTCTGCTTTATGGCTACATCAGCGAAACGAGCTGGATGGGCGATGAAGTGACCCCGAAAGAGTTCGCCGCTGATCTTGCGACGATCCCGGCAACGGAGGATTTGACGGTGCGCATTTGCAGCGGCGGCGGTGACGTTTGGGCTGCACAGGCCATCGGTGCGCTGCTGGAAAACCGGATCGGCACAGTCACGGCGCAGATCGAGGGCATTTGCGCCAGTGCCGCAACCATCGTGGCAAGTCATTGCAAGGTGGTCAAGGCGGCGGAAGATGCAACCTACATGATCCATCCCATCCGGGTGAACCCGAACGGGTTTGTGGACATGGCGGGCTTGCAGCAGCTTATGGATGCGCTGACCGTGATGCGTACCAACGTGCTGAACCAGTACGCCAAAAAGACCGGCCACACCGTCGAGGAAGTGGCGGCGTGGATGGATGCTACATCGTGGTGGTCTGCAAACGAAGCCAAAGAACACGGCTTTGTGGATGAAGTCACGACCGGCAACCAAACCAAGGCACAGGTCGAAAACCGCAACGGTGCGCTGTTCATCAACAGCGTTGCCGTGCCGGGTGCTTTCGATGATGCCCCTGAATTTGTACGAAACCGCGCTGTGGTGGCCCCTGCCGCAGAGGGCGGTTTTGTAAATACCACCGACAACAGCAACCCGGCGGAAGAGCCGGACAACGACAACGGAGGAACCGAAATGGAGTTCAAGAACAAAGAAGAGCTTCGGGCGGGCTGTCCTGATCTGGTCAATGAGATCGTGAACGATGCCCGTGCAGAAGCACAGAAGCAGGAACGTGACCGTCTTGCCGCCATTGACGAGATCGCAGACACCATCCCGTCCGAGCTGGTGGCAGAAGCCAAGTATGGCGCAAAGGCTTGCACCGCACAGGAGCTTACCTACCGCGCCGCTCTGGATGCAAAGAAGAAAGGCCATAAGCTGCTGGACGATGTGCAGGACGACGCACAGGCAAGCGGCGCAAACGCCGTGGGCGGTGCAACCGCTGGCGGTGTGGGCGGTACTGGCGTGACCAACACCAAGCCGACCGATGCCGAGAAGCGGGCCGCTTTCAAGAACCTGCTGCACCCCAAAAAGGAGGACTGACATATGGCAACTAAGATGCTGAGTGAAAAGCTGGGCGAGGTTGAGTACGACAACCTGATCGTGGGTCTGACCCCGCCCAAGCGCGTCGGTGCTGGCAAGATCGCCAGCACCGGCAGTAAAGAAGCAACCTATACCCGCGGTACTGTGTTCGCCAAGAGCGCAAAGGACGGCAAGCTGTACATTCTGGGCAGCACCGCAGCTTCCGGCGACACGCTGACCGCTGACTGCATCCTGACCGACGACGTGACCGTCCCGGCCACCGGCGATGCGACCACCACCGTTTATCTGGCTGGCTGTTTCAACCCGGACAAGCTGGTGGTCAAGGACGAGTACACCATGACCGAAGCGGACAAGAGCGCACTGCGCATGAACGGCATTGCAGTCCTGCCCGTGACTGAGATGTGAAAGGAGGATACATACAATGGCTGAGATTCTTCTGAATTTCTTCGACAACATCATTCTGGCAACAGCCGTTGAAGAGGTCGTCCCGGCGGTCGGCTTCTTCAAAGATCGCTATTTCCCGACCGGTGCAGGTGACATCTTCAAGGCTGACAAGGTTATTACCGAGTACCGCGACGGCGACCGCAAACTGGCCGCGTTTGTTGCTCCCCGTGTTGGCGACATTCCCATGACCCGCCGCGGCTATGAGATCACCAGCATCCAGCCCGCCTACATCGCACCGTCCCGTCTGCTGACGCTGGACGAGCTGACCAAGCGCGGCTTTGGCGAAGCAATCTATCCCGGTATGGACGAGCAGCAGAGAGCCGCCCGCCTGCTGGTGGATGATATGGCCGACATGGATGCCCGCATTACCCGCCGCGAAGAGTGGATGGCTGCGCAGACCATGATTAACAACGGCTGCGATATGGTGGAGTACATCGACGATGTGACGCAGGGCGACACCAAGCAGGTGCGCTTCTTCACCGGCGAAAAGAGCGACCACCTGTATACCGTGGCAAAGAAGTGGAACGAGGATGGCGGCGATTATCGCAGCGATGTGCGTAATATGTGCCGTATGCTGTCCTCCCGCGGCCTGCCCGTTGTCGATCTGGTTCTCGGTACGGATGCTGCCGACTACATCCTGACCGATGAAGAAACCCAGCGGCTTCTGGACAAGAACAGCGGTATCATTACCGGCGAGATTCGCCAGCAGCTTTCCAAGTACGACGGTGTTGTGCTCATGGGTACTCTGAACTTCGGCGGCTTCATGCTCACCGTGTTCAGCGTCGATGAAACCTACTCCGACGACCACGGCCTGACGAAGAAGTATTTCCCTGCCGATGCTGCTATGGTGACTGCTCCCAACTGCGGCCACATGATGTACGGCTCCATCACCCAGATGGATTACGGTCAGGTGAACTACTCGACCTACGCCGCAAAGCGTGTTCCGAAGTTCGTCGTGGATCAGGACAAGGACACCCGCAAGCTCCGTCTGGGCTGCCGTCCTCTGGCCGCTCCCAAGAACAGGAACCCGTACATCTTCGCCGCAAACGTGGTGGGCTAAACCGGAAAGGAGCAGCTACATGAAGATCGTTCAGATCATCGCCGGTGGCTACGGCCACCGCCCAAAGGCACACGCCCCCGCCAAGCTGATTATGGCGGGGGAATTTGTTTGCCTTGATGATGCCGAAGCTGCCCGCCTTGTGCAGCGGGGCGTGGCAGTCTATGGAGAACCAGACGAGGAAACCCGCGAGATCGTGGAACAGGCAGATGCCGACAGCGGTGTGCCTGAACCGCAGCCCGCAGCGGAGGACAAACCGACCCGCAGAAAGGCCCGCAAGACCTCCGCGGAGTAACGGGTGCAACCATGACCGACTTTCTGGAAATGGCAATGGCCGACATTGACGAGGTTTTCTTTCAAGAGTTTGTCGAAAAGCACACAATCGACGGAGAAGAGTTCGATGTTGTGCCGTATGAGGTAGACCTGAGAGAACGCAAATCGCACTGGGAAGCCGGAGCCAAACAAAACTTCGACCAAGGCTTGTACATTTCGCAAAAGCAATTTTTTGTCCGGGCGGAAGATTATGGTCCCGCTCCGAAAATCGGGAAACCGATGGAGTATGACAACATCACATACTCGGTGAAAAACTGCCAGACGGAACATGGCTTGTATCTGGTCACATTGGAGAGGGTGCGGCAGTAATGGCAAAAGCAATCTACGATGTGCAAGTGCCGAACATCGGTGAGGTGGAACGTGCGCTCGGTGATCTG